CCCGTCGCATCAACTCCCTGCCCTGATCGGTGAGACGAAACCCCCACTCCTCAGGGAACAACTCGGACAGCGCGTGAGCCATACGCCTCTGGTCCGGAGACTTCAAACCTCGCACCCAGCCGACAAGCTGGTTGTCGTCGTCGGGGATATCGAACGCTTCGGCCATGACGGTGACCTTTCTAGTTGACGGTGTACGCCATGTTACTACGCGCAACCGCCCGGATCCCGAAGGACCCGGGCGGCCCGAAGCGCATGCTGAATCCCCTGTGAACAGGATACCCCTAGCCGTTGGCGATGTTAGAGATCACACCGAACGTGACAGGAGCTCGATTTACGAGCGTTTCCACCGATCTGATCTCGAAATCTTCTCTCGGGCCGCCGCCTGCAACCCCTGGGTTGTATGACGCCCCGTACGCGAAAGAGCTGTAGTCGCGCAGTGTCCGGAACTTGAGGGTGGCTTCGATGTTGGCTCCGGGGAACGGCACTGAGTCGGTGCGGGCGACGATGGTGCCTTGGGGCATGTCGGGTTCGACGAAGATGTCGACGATGTCCCCGCCGGAGGCTTTGTTGATGTAGTGGGCGACGAATCCGCCGGCGATGGTGTTCGCCTTTCCTGACTCGTCGGGCTGAAGGACCGTGTAGGCGGCGGATGTCGCGAACAGTTTGTTGGTGAGGTCCTGGGCCTGTTGGGCGTTCATGATCAGCGTGTCCGGGCTCAGGCGGACCGACTGGTAGATCGACAGGAGCATGGCGTCGATCTGGGTGATGGCCCCACCGGAGTAGGTGAAGGTGGCTGCGCCAGCGTCGGACCAGTAGGCGCCGGATGGGGTGCCGGTGCTGGGGGTGACGATGGCGGTCGACCCGTAGTCGCCGAGGATCCCGGCGAGGAGCCCGTTGAAGCTGTTCGCCGAGTAGCTGGTGTCGACGGTGGCTGCGGCGGTCGGCGCGACGGTCGACAGGTCGGGAAGCGACGGGAGGGCGAGGTTCGCCGTCGGGATGCTCGTGAACGTGCACGTCGCGACGAACGTCGTCGTGTAGTAGTACAGCGTCCCCGAGTGGGTCCCGATGAACCAGTCGTACGCCACAGCCCCCTTCACCGCTGCGGTGGTCGCGGTGATCGTGTACGTGTCCGCCGTCGGCGTCGAGGCGGTCGTGGGGGACACGGCGGAGGATGCGATACCGGACCCGCCGTAGTAGTAGTTCAGGCCGCTGCGGGCCTGGACCTTGATGTCGTACTGGGTGGCATGCAGGATCGTTCCGCCGGTAGCCGCGCTGGTGGCGGTGGGGGTCACGATCGTCGGGAGGGCGTACGCCTGGCCGCCCAATCCGATCTTGTTCTCGCCGATCATCAACTGGTTGAGGACCGACATCTGCTCGATGGCGAGGGCGTCCGCGTAGCCCTTCGCGAGGTCGATGGAGTCTTGGGTGACCCGGCCGGCCATACCGAGCGGCACGTACGGGGCGAACACGTCCTGCTCGTCGACGACGACCAACGAGGCGGCGTAGTCGAACCCGGTGAGCGGCGAAGGCTGAGCGTTGTTCACGTTCAGCAAAGCTCTCCACTGGGTTTGCTTCGCGCCGTCGGGGGAACCTTCACGGCCGACGCTGTTCCGGAACTTGGTGTTCACGGGGACCAAGCTCACAAGCCCGGTCAGGTCGATACCGAAGATCCCCGTCCCGGTCGTGATACCCGAGGTCTGGGACTTGCGGACGTAGTCGGCGATCCCGTCGAGCGTCTCCTGAGAGATGCCCTCGAGACCCGCATAGGCCGCGACGTCAGACGCGTAACTCATGGGGTGCGGTTCCTTTCGTGGATGGAACCCAGATCAGGCTGGGTTTTACAGCTGGGTGGGGGTTACGCCCCTCAGACCCGCTGAACCACCGGGGCTTCGATGAGCCCGAGGTTGAACGCGACGAGCCGCTCGCGGGTCAGTCGACGACCGAGCTCGTCCCGTTGCTTCGGGGTGAGATTCTGGTCTTCCATCGACTTCTCCAGCTTGGCGATCTCGTCGAGACGCGGATCCTGGCGGGCGGTTGGCCGCAGGACCGGGGCCGTTCCGGGTGCAGGCGTACCGGACGCTGCGGGCAGCGCCCCTCCTGGTGCGATCTGCTGGACGGCTTGGGACTTGAGGACCGGGCCTCCATCCGCTGGCTGTCCTTCCACGCGGGCGAGACGCTGCTCGATCGACGTCAGCCTGGGGCCGATCGTCGAATCCAGCGACTCGCTCAACATGCTCTTGAACACGTCGGCGAACTCGGGATCTGCTAGGGACTTCACGACTTCCTCCCATTCCTCATCGGTGACCATGATGTCACTGAGACTCTTGGCCACGGGTGATGCGGCTGCGGGAGCCGCCGGTGGTGTTGCAGGAGCAGCAGCAGGCGCCGCAGCATCATCGTCGGGTACGGGGGCGTTCCCGCCGGCGTCGAGGGTGCCGTCAAGGACGGCGGACATCGTCGCCATCGCCTGCTTCAACGCCGACTGGGTGGCTGAACTGAGGCGGGCGCCGACCTTCTCGATCGGGCCTTCCTCGCCGACCAACCCCACGAACGACGTGCGGATCGCCCGTTTCACCGACTCATGCAACGGCATGCCCAACGCTTTCTCGACATCCAAGCCGAGGGCGTCGCCGATCTGATCGGGCGTCTGGTCTGAGGCGACCGCCAACGTGCCGGCCATCATGGCTGTCCCGCGGTCCGCTTCGTTCTGCTCGTCGATCGCGAACTTCGCCAACACACCCAAAGCGCAGTCGAGGGCGTCGTCGGCCATGTCCAACGCCCACACATCCTCCGAATCGTCAGCCTGCCCGGCGACGACCTCGGTCGCTTCGCGTATACGCATCTGGGAGACCATGTTCCGCAGGGCGACCAGCACCTGGGTTGATTCGCGGGCGCGGGCGGCGTCTACGGCTTCCCACGCCGGATCCCCAGGAGCGTCAGGGCTGCCGGGGGCGGGGGTTGGGACCGGCTGGCCGTCCGCGTTGTTCGCAGCATCGCCCATCATGTCCGAGGCGTCCGTGCCGCCCGGCTCGCCAAGGTCTGCCATGGCGTCCGGGTCGGCCAGATCGAGGTCCTTCCGGACAGGCGCGGCCGCTGCGGCGGCGGTCTTGACGGCGTCCGGGGAGCCGAGGGAGGCGGCCAGGCCGTGCGAGAACGGGTTGGGTGACACGGTCGTCTCCTTGTCGGCTTTGACCACGGGCCTGGCGAGAGCGCGGAGCGCTTCCTGCATCGTTGGTTGACGGTCCTGCGCTTTCATGACCAGGAACGGGATGTGCGTCGCGGGGCCTTTGACACCGTCGATGCGGTCAACCCGCAGGTCGACAAGCTCCAACGCCTCGTCAGCAGCCAACGGGGTGGCGAGCGCGGGACGGCCGTTAGCTGCCATCAGCGGGCTCCGCTCAGTGTCACACGGCGACGCCGTGACTTGCCCTGCACGCTCATCCCGTCAACCAATCCTGAGGTGATCGCCTGCCATCCAGGCTCGTCCCATTGAACCCCAAGCAGCCAGTCCCCGGCGTGAATGGTCTGCGCCGACCCATCAACCGCCTTCGTGACCCAATCCGGCCCCCGGTAGATCGACGACTCCACCACCGTCCCCGCGCCTACCAGCCCGTCGACATGCCACAACCCGATCTCCTGGCTGTTCCGCAGGTAGTCCCACGCCGCCTTCTCGACCGTCCCATAATCCGCGGTCTCGCCGTGCCCGTCCTTACGTAACACCGGATATGCGACCGTCAGAGTGAACCGCTGCGCGCTTTCCGCTTTGACGACGGCGCCGATGATCCCCTCACCATCATCGCCGAGCGCTTTCTGGATGGTGTCCGCGTACCCCTGACCCTCATCCAACGCGGCCTGCAACGCGGCGGCGGAGAAGGTGCCGTCGTCTTCGGTGTCGTCGGTGATCGGCTCGCCGACCGTCGCGATGGATTGGACGATGTTCGCGGCGACCTGCTGGGGTGTGATGCCGTACTGGTCGCCCGCCAACTGCAACGTGTTCCACACGACACTCCCGAAGAAGCCGTGGTCGTCGGTGGGGTCAGCGTCAGCCTCGGGGCAGCCCAAACACACCTCAACCACCTCCGCATCGGTGCCACGCCGTCTCGCCGGGCGGGGACGTGAACACGACCACGGGAATGCCGTCATCGTCGTCGAGGTGCGGGCAGAACCCGAACCCGGTGGGCACATCGTCTACCTGTTCGGTTGCGCCCGACACGTCGATCAGGTTGGTCATCCACTCCTCGGCCTCCGAGCAGTACAGCGGCGCGCCACACTCCGGGCAGACGAAGTGGGTATAGCTGCTGGTACCGGTCGAGACGGCGGTCGAGAGCGTGGTCATGGTTCAGCCTCCTCCGACGGTGTAGCGGCGCCCGTCTGGTGCCTGGACCGTCCCACAATCCTCGCAGGCCGTGACCGTCACCAACCACTGAGGGCTGTCGTTGATCTCCACCGCGCACACCATCTCCTGCGCCGACGGGAGTCGGCACACCTCGCACCAGCCGCCCCAGGTGCGGGCCATGATCACCCCGTGGAGCTCCAACCGGAAGGAAGCCAACCGGCTAGCTCGTGTACCCGTACGGGGTATTCACACCAACGGTGATCGTCCCCAACGTCTGCCCGACGGTCGGCAGAGCGTTCGCGGCGGTCGACGATTGGCCGACGAGGATCGGGGCGAGGTTGTTGATCGCGGAGAGGTCCTGGACGACGGACTGGAGTGAGGGGACAGCGCCGGCGGATTCGGTGACCCCCAAGAACCAGTAGAGAGCGCCGTCGGCGGTAACCGTGTACGGGGAGCCCATCGCGAACGCCTTGGCCGTGTTCGCCGCCCACGTCCCGACCGAAGTCCCGTCCGCGGACACGGCGAGGACGACCCGACCGGCTGTCGCGAGCCCGGCGAACTGGTGGGTCGGGCCGGACAGGGCGGTAGCCCCGGACAAGAAGTTGAGGTTCGTGACCACATCCCCAGCAGCCGCCCCGTACAAGCCCATCAGGATGTGGGTTCCGTCGAGAGCGGCAGCCACATCCGTGAGGACTGTCCCGGCTCGAGGGATGAACTCGCGGGCAGCGGCGGCCGGGGCGACGAGCCCGTCGAGGACCGTTTCGGCTGTGTTCGACGGTGGGGCCACGATCGTCGCGGTCGCCCCGTACAGCGGGTCGGGGATGTCGTAGATGCCGGGGACGACCCAGCCGGTCACGAACCCGGCTTTCCCGACGGGGATCGGGTTCGGCGCAGCAACAACGAGTGTCTGGTCGGTGTAGATGTTCGCCAACTGGACGGTCCCGTGGTTGTACACGGTGACGGTGCCGCTGATCCCGTGGGCTGAAGCCTCGAACCGGAAGAAACCTGCTGCTGTGGCCATGCCGTGAAGCGTGGCAGACGGAGCCGGTCAGGAAGTGGATTCGCCCCTCGGATGGCAGCGGCAGCCGCCGCCTCGAAGCGGGACGATCCCCAACCAATGCAGCAGGCGGACCAGCCAACAGCGCTCGCGGTAGTCGCTCACTTGAGGCTCGCAGCCACGTTCCAGAAGAGGACAACGAGCAGGGTGGTGAAGATACCAAAAAAGATCGTGAGCAGTGGCGCCAGGACGGCGGCGGCGGAACTCTTCGTCACGAGGGCAGCTACCGCCCCAATAGCAAAGAACCCCACGATCAGCGCAACAAAAATCTCTATCTGCGTCACAACGATCAAGCCTCCTTGGATCGGCTGTAACCAAGGTTACCACTCAGCCCTGATCGACCACGGGCGCGAGTGCGCACCGGCAGTTCGGATGCTCAGGCGGTTGGGGTGCGTCAGCGAGGTCGTACGGTGACCCGTCGGCGTTCGCCTCACAGGCAAAACAGGCGTCGTCCTCGGCCAACCATTCGACCGACCCGATCCCGTTCGCCGTGTACGTATCTACCACGCCGTTGGTCATCGCCCGGCATGTCTCGGTGTTCGCGATCGCGAGCGCACGGTCAGGGTCGGTGAGCACATCGCTCATATACCCGGCGATCGTGTCCACGTTCGCGCCTTCGTTGAGTCCGCGTGCGAGGGCGTCGCCGAGGGCGTCGAGGCTCGTCGCGTCGAGTCCGATGATCGTCTGCCCCGCCTGATCCAACATGGCCTGCAGCCCGGGTCCGGAGGCGAGTTGGGCGGCGATGGGGTTGCCGGGCGCCCAGGTTGACCAGTCGACGACCTGCGAGAACTCCGCGCCCTCAGCGGTCGTCCCCGCGGACAGGGCGACAGGGCCGCCCCGCGAGACGATCATCTCGGTGGCGGCGTGCGCGCCGGCCGCGTACGCATCACCCCACATCTGGGCCAGCACGTCGGTGATGGCGTCGTCGTCGATGCTGATAGCGCCTGCAGCCTGCTCAGCCGCCGCTGACACCTCATCGTGGGTGGCGGCCGGTCCGATGGCGCTCAGAGCCTTGTGGACGGCTGCGGTGATCATCCCAGCCCCCACCCCAGCCGCTATCGCCCCAGCAAGTTTCGGGGCGTAATGGGCGACGATCCGCTGGTCATACTTGTGGGTGGGGAGCCCTACCGGGCTGGCGCTTTTGGGTTGTCTGCCTTCACGACCTCAAGCGCCGCTTCGAACACGAGGGGGATCGCGTCGAGGTTCATGTTGACCTCCAACCCCGCAGCGATTTTCTGGTGCAGCCAGGTCGGAATGACCGCCGAACGGAACTCTCTCGGCTGATGCCCGTCGCGTACACGGTTACGGGCCATGTCCCGCCACCTGCGCAAATCCGCTGAGATCAGGTCCCGCTGGGCTTTCACGACGCTGAGTTTGGCGTCGTTGACGGCGTTCATGATCACGTCCCACGGGGCCGACTGGCATTCCATCCGCAGTGACGGCATCGACGGGCAGTCCTCGGGCAGGAAGAACGCTGCGACCTCGATCCCGTCCTGGTCGGGGTCGTCCGGGTTGAGGACGTGGCGGATCGAGCCGGTCAGGTTGATCAGCACGCCGTCCTCGGAGTCGATGACGTACACGAATCCTTTGTAGACCTCGTTCGCTGACACCCACGAGGCCACAACGGTTCCCGCTGGGAGTGCGACGCCGATCTCCTCCTGCCATTCCCGTCTCGCGGCCTGCAAGGGTGTTTCGCCCGGCTCGAGATGCCCGCCAGGGAACTCCCAGCATCCACCAGCGGGGTCGTCGTCGTCCATGGCTCGCTGCAGGAGGAGGATGCGGCCAGTGTCCGACGCGACAACGACGAGCCCGGCGCAGGTCGGGCCGTCCTGTTTCACGACCGCGGTCGCTGGGATCGAATTGAACCGGTCGAGGCTGCGGCGAAGGGCGCCGTTGATGGCGACGTCGGGCAGGGTAAGCGGCTCCTGCGCCTTCGCGACCTGGGAGGTGTCGGGTTCGCCGCCGTTCGCGTCCAACGCGGATTGGGCGTCGAACGACCCGTCCGCCTGCACACCAGCCGCCGACGATGTCGTGACCCCCTGGTTCCCGACATCCGCGGGTGACGGCGCACCGAGCGGCTGCGCGGCGTCCGGGTCGACCGTCGCCCCGTACATCTGGGTGGCGAGCTCGGCCGTCTGCGGCGGTTTCGCGGGGACCACACCCGGGATCGGGATGAACTCCGAATGCGGAAGCTGCGACGCGTTCGACGGCGCGAACGTCTCGGTGTTCAACTCGCCGGCCACCCCGAGCACCGCGGACAGTGGGATCGGACCGCCACGGGACGTGAACACGTAGCGGGGGGTTGGCATCGTCGGGTCGGTCGGCAGGCCGAGGATCTTGCTGCGCGGCTCATCAGGGCTGCACACCCCGTTCTGAATCCATACCGCCCACGTCTGCGCCTCCGCCAGCCGATCCTCGGACTCCTGGCCGAGATCGAAATCGAATTGGACGGGGAGCATCAGGTCGTCCTGAAGAAACGAGTTGATGATGTTCGACAGGTACTGGGCGCGGGGTTTCGTCCCGACCCGGAACTGGACGTCGACCTGCGTTTCCCCCGTGGATCTGTTGCTGTTGTCGGTGAAGCCGAGGTCGTTGACGTTGACCTTGTACGCGGCGGCCGTCTTCCTCATCAGGTACAGCGGGAACTCAGGGTTCCAGCTGTCCCCGGTCCGCGCCGGATGCAGTTCGGTACCGGCGGGTACCCACTTGATCTTGTGTTTCGCGGACTGGTCGCCCTCCATCGCCGCGTCCCACAACTCCTGCCACTGCTCGATCTGATCCGGGCGGCTCTGATCGGGCGGTGCGGTCGCGAACTGGTCGGGCACTGAGCCGTCGGTGTTCCCGCACCACATCGCCTTGCCGTTCCGGCGGACGAGGATGATCCCGTTCGGCACCGAGACGCACGACACCTGCCCGTGGTAGGGGCGCAGCGTCGGGCGCGGCACCCGGAACGCATCCTCAGTCCTCGTCCGGACGTGGTACTGGCGGAGCTTGCCTTTCGTCTCGGGCGGCGGATCCCACGGCCGCACCCAGGCGTAGGTGCCGGTCTTCTGCCACGCCTCCTGGACCTGGTCGGCGAGCACCGGCGAGGTCGTGACGTACACGCTTTGTCCGCTCTTGGTGACAGTGCCATCGCCCATCATCAACCCATCGAGCAGATAGCCAAGGAGGGCGGGCGTCCAGTCGAGCACGCCTTCCGGGAGGTGTTTGTTCGGCGCGCCGTCTCCGCACGCCGCCAGGGCCAGCCAGAGGGCCTTACAACCCACCGTGAACTTGCCGGTCCGCTCGGTGTAACGCCAGGCCAGCCCCGTGTCCTTCAGCACCCGTCGGACCTCGTCAAGCGAACCGCCGGGCCATTGCGCGACGGTGATCTCCCAGCGGTTCGTGCCGTCCTTGTTCGGTCGGCGCCGCCAGCCTTCAGCCAGGTAGAGGCCGAGGAACCGGGCCCAGGCCCACATAGGCATCCTGACCAGGGTTTGAGGCGAGTTCTGGCGTCCCTGCTCGGCAGTAAGTTCAATTTCCGGGCCCGGGTCGATACCGGTCCAGGTTGAGGTGATCGGCACCTGGAACTGGGCGGTCGGGTGATCGACGAAGTAGTCGGCCCGGCGGATGTGCCAGTCGTGCCAGCGGGTGTGCTCGCCTCGCTGCGACATGCGACGGACCAGCATCCGGTGGTTCGGGGTGACGGCCATGTCGACACATTGGTTGTCGAAGTGGACCAGGTCGCCGTCGTAGTCGAACCGGTGCACGGTTTGGTCCTTGGTGTGCTGCCACTCGAACTCGCCCTCGGCTGAGCGCGTGGCGAACTCCTCGGACCCGTCGAGGACATCGAACCGGCGCCAGCCGTCGCGGGTCAGGACTTCGGTCTGGTCGTCGTAGCAGAAGAACTGCAAAAAGTACCATTGGAACCTTAAGTCCGTGTTGGCGTTGAGGAGCAGGTACTCCATCGGCGGCAACCCGTACGGGCCTTGGGGTTGCGGCCGGTACGGCTGGTAGATGAGCTCGTGGAGGTCGCCGGGCTGCCAGAACGGGTTCGTATCGGACATCCACACGCCGGGGACGCCGTTCAAGAACTGGACGAACGCTGGGGCCGGTGGGACAGGTCTACGACCGCCGTAGTTGAGCAGCGGCGCGATCTCGGTTCCGGACACAACCTCGAGACCGGCCAATGCGCCTGAGCGGGTGCGGATCTTGTGGAGGGCGCCGGCGTCATAGCGGAGGATGTCCTCGAGCCATTGGATGACCCACGAGTCGAACGGGGTCGTCCCGTCCGGCTTTTTCATCAGTCGGGTGGCGGCTGAGACGGCGTCGGTGACGTCGGAGGCGATCCCGTCCATCGGTGTGACCCGCCATTCCAGGCTGCGGATGTCGTCCTCGATGTGCTCGATGCAGATTCGGGCGGTGTCGTACGCGCCGATGATCCGATCCAACGTCCCGAACGACATTTTTCCGGCGGTCGACCGGGCGCGGGTGACGAGGTTGTAGCCGGTCGGCATGTCCCACCCGCGTGGTGGGCTCCCCGACGGCCAGAACGTGTCGATCGGCCGGCCAGGGCTGAACGGGGCGGCGTACCCCATCCCCTCGCCTTCCAACGCCTCCTGAATCTCAGCGGGAGGCGGCTGGTAAGAGGTCGACCGTCTCGTTTGGGGATCGTAGAAGTCGGCGAGGAACGGGTCGATCGGGACCACGGATGTGGGTTGCGGGCCTGACGCTTTGCTCACCGGGCGCGGGCCTGAGGGTCGGACGGGGCCACGACCTCGACGTTTCGCCACGCCCATGAGGATAGGGGCGAACGCCCCCGGAGGTTCGACTCCTGCGCCCGGGACGCCTCAAGGTGTCTGCAGCACCTTTAGCAGCCTCACCCCCAGGGGGACACGATCAGGTTAGGCGAACGCCTCCACGCTGTAAGCCATCGCCCCAGCCGAAATCAGTTTCACCGTCAACCCGTTCGACGCGGACGCCGCGATGGTGACGCTCGCACCAGCGACAGCCGGGACGACCAGACACCCCGATCCGCCGACCGCCGGGTCTACCGGGTCAGCCCCACCGGCCTCACGGTACGTGAAATAGATTTCGTTGGTGCCGGTCCGGTTGAACACCGTGAACGTCTGCGCGGGGGTTGTCAGCACGATCCGCTGGATGGTGGTGGCCGCCAACGTTTGGTGCACCGAGTTCCCGCCGGCGTAGGTGCCGATACTCGCGTGGGCCTTCTGTGTCGCGGTGACCGGCTTCGAGATCCTGGCGAGCGCGTTCTGGGTCGTGGGGTTCGCCATGCCGCAAGGCTAGGTCAGGAACCTCGGGGGTCGGTCGATAGGACCGCCACGCCTGGCCGGGGCGTTCGCTTTCGCCGCGATGTTCGCCATAGCCGTCTTCCACCCCTCACCCGAACCGCCAGTGATGTCGAGGCCGCCACGGCCGCCACCCTGCCCGTCTTTCGAGAACCCCCACACCAGCGCATCCATCCTGTCCGGCGACCAGCGGCTGTCCCGAGTGAAGGATGTCATTTGTTCCTCAAGCTCCGGGAAGATCGCGACATGGTGGATCATGTGCGCCTCGCCATACAGGACCGATACCGGTTCGGCCCGAACCAGCTTCCCTCTCGCGGCGTGCGCCCGACGGACCGGGACACCAGGGTCGACGTTGTGGATCGCCTCAACAACCATCTCACCACCGAAATTCGTTTCGCACACGATCGCATCCGCCTGCCAGAACCGGTAGGCGTCGACCGCCGCCCGCGCCCACACGTGCGGGGCGACAGCATCCGACCGGTCGTCGAGGACATACCCGTGGCCGTCCAGCTGGGCGTTTCCTTTCCCGACGACCACGATCCCGCACTCATCGGCCTGTTGGCTGTTCGAGCCGGACGGGTCGACCCCGACGACGATCTCGGCCATCTTCGGCCGGAGGTTCTCGAGGATCCAGCCCAGCGGGTACAAGTTCCCGGACGGATCGACAAGCCGGTCTGATTCGATCGTCGTCAATGTCCACAGGGCGCCCTCGATCTCCTCCAACAGTTCCCCGTCGAGCTCCTGGCGGCCTCGGCGGGTGCCTTCCATTTGGAGAAGTTCTTTTGCCCGGGTCTGCGACAGGTTCGCAAGGTTCTCGCGGGTACGGAGCACCGTCTTGATCACGTTCGGGTCGTCGATCAGTTTCTTGACGAGCGCCCGGGCGTCCCGTTCGGCTTTCGGGGTGCCGGTCACGATGATCAGGCCCGGCTCGAGGCGGACAGCGAACGCGATGGACTCCTCCCACGCCTGCCGCCACCGCTTCCAAAGCCCTATTTCCTCGCACCAACAGCCTTTCAGGTTCTTTCCTTGCACCCGGTCTGCGCCTGAGTCCGCGCCGGCGGCGTACACGACCCCGCCGTTCGCGAGCCACACCTCACCGGCGGAGGCCACGTACCGGGCGATGTACGGTCCCCGCTCAACTAACCCGCCACCAGGGCCTACGCGGGCGCCTAGGGCGACGAGGAGCCCGGACTGTTGGGATTCCAGGCAGGTCGCGACGGCGTCCTTCTCGAACGTCGGGGCGACGACTCCCCATTCGCCGGGTTCGTCCCAGTAGTCGAGGATCAGGTCGGCGAGGTTGTTCGACCCGGTGAAAGTCTTTCCTGCCCCACGCCCGCCGCGGACATACCAAGTGGAGTACTCCCCGGCCCGCCACGCTGCGGGGGCCATCTGCTCCCGCCGGGCGCCCGCCAACCACGACCGGGATGCTCTCGCAGCGATGAGTTCGCGGTGAGTGAGCACATCCGGGTCGGTCATGGCGCGCATGAGCACGGCGCGTTCTTGGGGTGTCAGGTCGAGGCGGGCCAACTGTTCGTCGGTGAGATCGTCGAGCTCGGCGACGAGATCAGACAGATCGGTCACGCAGCAGCGAAGACCTTGACGTACCCGATGCCCAGCTTGGCGGGTGAGGGTGTGGCGGTGGTCGGGATCATCGCCCAGCCTGCCGCCTGCCCGTTCGCGTTCCCGGAGATGAACATCCCCAACGTGACCGTGAACGGCTGCAACGCCGATGCGCCAGCCTCGAACGTCTTCCCCGTCTGCGTGCCGTCGAACCAGGTTGAGAGGTTCCCGGCGTTGTCGACGGCCGCCCCGTAGGTGTGGGTACCGGTCAGGTCGATGCCGTACGCGCCGATCTGGTTCGAGATCCCAGGGGCGGATCCGGGCGGGTGGAAACTTTGGAACCCGGCGGGGTTCCCGTTCGGCTGGACCCGTTCGAGAACGTCGATCTCCGCGTACTCGGTTGCGCCAGCCCACGACGCTTCGTAGAGGCAGAGGCCAGCCCAGTAGCCCGGTTTGCTTGGCGGGCATGTCGCCTGGAACTCGATGTAGAACGGCGCCTTCACGGACACCAGACCCCATGTCGTGATGTACCCGGACCCCCACGATGCGGGGTTGGTGGGCGTGGGGGATGAGGCGAGCAGCTCGAGGCCGTTGTTGACGATGACGTTCGCGGGGAGCGAGTAGCTGCCGCCGTTGTCGGCGTCGGCGAGCGAGTTGTTGGTGCCGCCGTACTCGTAATACCCCCACCGTTTCAGGTTCAGGGCGGTCCCGGCGAAGGTGTCGGACCATTCGAGGGTCGGGTACAGGGCGCGGAGCGCGGTCGGGACGGGAAGCGACGCCGCGGGTGGGGCGACGGGTGGTGGGGTCACCGGGGTAAGCGTGTACGTCCCAGCAGGAAGATCACCGCTGGTCACGATCGTGACGGTCATGGCCGTGTGACCTGGATCTCATAGCCGGTTCCGTAGTACCCGTTACCGTCATCGCCGGTGACGGCCATCAGGTTGACTCGCTCTTCGACGGCGAACACGTAGATCCGATAAACCGTCATCCCGGTCTCGTCGTCACCGGGATACGCGGGGTCCGGTATCTCCTCGGTCTCGGTGCGGACATCGGTGACAACGTTCTCGCAGCCGTTGAGCTCGGTGAGCTCATAGTCACCAGCCCCGCAGGAGCAGCCGCCCTCGTTCGGGATGATGGTCAGGATCGTCCCGTCGTCGAGTTCGAGACGGTCATCGGCGACCTTGGCGATCGAGTGGCCGACGAGCAGGGCGCGTAGCTCTTCGACCTTGCTGTCCTGGTCAAGCGTAACGGTCACTTCTGCTGCACCCGGGAGGTGCCTGTCATCCGTTCGCCCTGCGGGGACGGGTGGGTCCGTGGCTTCGCGAAGACCGGCGGGTCAAGAGGCCCAGGTTCCCGCTCGGGGTGAACCATCAGATCGAAACCGACCGGGACCTCGTCGAGTTGCTGCTCCATCTGGCGGATGAACGGGCGAGGATCGTCAATCGGGACGAGAGCCGTGATCGGCGCGAGCCCTCGGACAGCCCGGATCTTGTTGACCAGCACCGCGTACCGCTTGAAATCCTCTTTCGTGGGGTCGCTCATCGGCGGTCTTCCTTTCGGGTGAGGGTGACGGGCTGAACCTCGAGGCCGATGTCGACACGGTACCCGCAGGTCGGCGGGAGGCTCGCGTCAGGTATGGGGCCGCCGTGGTAACCCCACGGAAAGTTCCTGCAGACCGGCGGGCGAGTCTCGTAGCGACCGCACGTCCGGGTAGCTTCCACGAAGTCAGGGCAGGCGTAGTAGTGGACGACGGGGCTGTGATGCTTCGCCATCCATTCGGCGGTGATTCCGAGCGGCCGGTAACGGTTGGTGGCCTCAAGTTTCGAGAGGCGGCGGAGGCGGCGCATCCAGGCGATGTCGTCTGCGTTCCCGGCGGCGCGGAGACTGGCGAGGATCTTGGATTTCGGGCCTGGCAGGGTGACGGGGTTGCAGCACGCTCCGCATCCCTCAACACACCGGCCCTCATAGACGGGTGCCGGTTCGATGTCCGGTTCGGGTGTCTCAACACCCATCAGCCGCGAGACGACCTCGTCGACGGAGCGGAGCAACCCGACCCTGCTCACGCTCACGGCGCTCCCTTGTCATCGAGGATGTCATCCAGCACCTTGAGAACGGCGCCGACGAGTGCGACCGTCTCAATGGCGTAGTCATAACCGTTCGCCCCGTAGCCGAGCCCATGCTCTGCCAAGGTCTCCTCGATGGCATCAGCCAAGGCGGTCCGGAGGATCGACCGGTTCTTCACGGCCATATGTCGACCCATTCGAGCATCGACCCGGGTTTCGCGACCACCGCGCCCGGCGACGGCGGCCCCAACCCAGCCCTCGCCAACAGCTCCTCCGACCAGACGACGCGGGCTTCGGCGCGCATACGAGCAATGATCTTCTGTTCCCATTCCCACCGGTCGGCCAGGTCTTGCGGGGGGCGGTCGTAGCGTAACGCCCAGTCCGGGACCAACCAACGCCCCACACAGCCCCACAGGCGCCTCACAGCCCTGCCGCGATCCACTCGATAGCCGCCGAATGCCAATGCTCGGCGACGGCGCGCGCCACACGGAACCGCGACGCCAGCTCGCCAGGGGAGCGAGGATCAGTCACTCGACGATGACGACGGGTAGCCCGAGGCTGATCTGGACCGCCTGCTTCTCGATGCGCCCCCGGTAGGTCGGCGTCTTGCATTCAGCGACGATCGCCCCATTACCGGCCACGATCAGCCACTCCCACAATGCGCCATCAAGATGACGGATCTCGATTCTCACAGCGTGTCCCCTTTCATCCCTGTCCGCGTTTGCGGCGGGCTTCGTCAGCCAACTTGGCGAGCATCTCCGGAGTGTCACCGCTCTGCGCGACCAACAGTTTCGGGCCGGCCATGTTCGCCCGAACCGCGTCCCGTGCTGCCCCATCCAACTGTTGGGCGAGCATGAGGGCGTTCTGCGCTCCGAGCCACGCCAACGCCGTCCCAGCTCCTGAGTCGATCCGCAGGCGCACCCAGACGGTTGTCTGCGGGCCTCGGTCGTCGGTCACGGTCACCGGCAGGGTGTCGACCACGAACGACTGGTAGATCGGCACGCACGGCGCGATCCCCGGATAATCAGCCAGCATCAGGAGCCTCCTGTGCTCGTTGGGCTGTGGTGGTCAGCCGATCCTCGATGTACGCCCGGATCGTCTTCCCCCGTTCTTTCGCTTCGGTCTCCCACCACGCCATAGCCGACACCGGCAGACGGATCGTAAGCGGCACCTTCGCGTCCGTAGATTTGGGACGAGCCATCAGCGGCCGACACCGCACATCCGGTCGAATAGATCGATCGCTGAGACCTGGAGCCCGACGACAGTCGGGCGTAAGGCAGCCGCAGCCCCAGCCGCAGCCCCAGCCGCATCCGCATCCGCAGGCCCAGCCGCATTCCAAGCCGCAACCCAAGCCCAAGCCGCAACCCGAGCCGCAGCCCCAGCCGCAGCCCCAGCCGCATCCGCATCCGCATCCTGGCGGACTCGGTCAAGCACATCCATCTGGACGGTCGCCGCTGATGTGAGCGGCGGGAACGCCCGGACCGTTGAGGCTTGTTCGGTTAGCCCAGCGAGGTCGAGCCATGCGGGCAGATAGGAACGGACCATCCAATCGGTGCACATCCACGCTCGGATGCTCTCGTCCGCTTCGGTGGTGCGCGTGCCGATCATCTTCGGCAGCAGCGCCACCAGCCGCTGGCGTCCTTCGTCGTCGAGGTCGTCATTCCACCGACGGCCGAACGCTGCGATGACCGGGCTCACACAGTCCGGGTGATCGGACCAGGGTTCGCCGGCCATGTAGGCGGCGGCTTCGAGGAGGCACCATTCGCGGTCGGCGTTCGCATCGTGAGCGCCTCCGAGGAGGTGGATTTCAGCCAGGTCGAGATGGTTGACGATGGTCATCGGGGGATCCTTTCGACAGTCCGTTACTGTACACCACATCAGCGTTGTTGTATACAGCTAACTGACGCGGGTTAGGGATCCTTCGTCGAACGGTCGGTCCGGCATCCCAAGAGCCCACGCCGGTCTCGGCGTGCATGCTCGCCATCCGGCCAGCCGTTCGTAGTGCATGACCGGATCCTGCCCGTGCTCATCCCGGACGACCAGGATGTCCAGGCCGATGTCCGGGTGGTCCCAATGAAACCGGCGGCAACGCAGACACTTCCGGGTCGGCGTGATGGCTTCAGCCCAGCCCACTGCGCGCCTTCGCTGGTCGCACGCTCATCCACGCCGCCCACGAACACACCAACACCCCAGGCCCAGACCCCAAATACATGGCCGCCAACACACCCTCAGACGGCTCGTACGGCGGGCAGACAGTCACCAGGTCATGTTTGAGGGAGCCGTCGCGGTGGACCTGCCAACGTTTCCGCCCGTACCGGCGTAACACGGTGACCTGCACCATCGTCACGGGCCGAGCTCCGCCTGTGGTTTGCCTTTGATCTCCCGCAACTTCGCGACCAGGTCCGCCATCGACACCTCCACCGGCACCGGCCCACCACCCTTCCCGCCAACCTCGACCGAAGTAGCAGGGTTCCATGTCTCCGACCAGCGGCTTCGGAGGATGAACTCCTGAGCTCGTTGGTCTGGGGGGATGTGCTCGATCCTGGTCTCGGTGAGTGTCACGACCTGGCCGTCGCGGATCGCTTCTTTGGTCACGGTCACCGTTTTGGTGGATCCCTCGAGCGCTTGTTTCTGGTGGGTGCCGGCGATGAACACATGGTTCTCTGCGTCTACCTGCTCGAACGCTTCCAAGAAGCCTAGGCAGCGGCGTTGGTAGGCGGTGATCTGCTCGCCAACCTCGAGGCGTTCTCGGGCTCGTTCGCCCTGTTCGCGCCAGTGGTCGAGGGTTGATCTTCCGATGCCTGCGGCGCCGGCGGCGACTTTGATCGGGACGTTCGTTCGGAGCGCGGCGAGGATCCGTTCCTGGCGTGCCGGCGTGAGTTTGGTCCTTCTTCCTGTCACGTTTGAAACCGTACATGCATGGTCAGGTGGGGTTGTGAGCAGGATGTTCTGGCCCGGGTAGCTCGTCGAGGTCATCCAGGCCCACTTCGTCGGCTTCACGCCAGACGGTGTGACACAGCGGGCACCAGGCGCCTCGTGGGAGGAGAATCAGCAACTCGCCATCCTTCGGGCATGGGTAGCCCTTCGCCTTCGAGCCGATGCTCACGGCCGGATCGTTGTACCTCACTCAGTCACCGGACCTTCCTGGCTGCTCATGCTGGCGCCCATCGTGCCCACGCCCGCGACCAGCCCGCCGGCTCCGTAATCCGATGATCACCGTTCCCCGGATCCAACTCCCGGCTTGACACCGCATAGCTGGTCACATCCCACAGTTTGAACTCCGGGTCCCGGCGGGCTCGGTTCGTTACCGTGTCCCGGTTGTGTTCCTGGTCGCACCGCCACGCCACCGCGACCAGAGCACGCTGCTCATCATCCGAACGGGCTTCGGTGAGGCAGGCGAGCTCGACGACGAGTTTCAGTTCGTCGTTGCGGGTCACCGCTCCTGCCATTCCGGGTCGCATTGGCGGTTCTCCAGGTCGATCTCCTGGTCAGGGTCCCACGCCCGGCGGGCGATCGTGTCGACCACATAGGCGGCGACGACAAGCGGGACCACGACAGCGGCGAGGAGACGTTGACGCCACGTCACAGGGTCTTCTCCCAGTCGGCCTCACGGCGGCGGGCGATGTCCAACGTGTAGAACGCCTCGCGTGCCCGTTCGGCATGCCGGATCGCGACCTCCTGCGCCAACTCGGTATCGACCGTGATCGCGACACCAGCTGGTGAAGCGGGGTTTCTGCCCCACCTATAGGCGGCGAGCCAGCCGTCGATGAAGGCGGGGGTGATCTGCTCGAACCGTTCGACCGGCATCCCGTGAACCACGCTCCAGTGGAAGGCGTTGACGGCGGTGTCGGTTGCTTGGGTGTTGAGGTGCTGGTCGAGTAGGGCGCGGGCGATGCCCTTCTCATAGGTTTCGTGGGTGTGCATGTTGTCCTCCTTGGATCGGACTACACCATCGACTGTACCCCTGGTTACCTTAGGGGTCAACTGCGGGCGAGGAGCGACCAGTTGATCGGCGGGGGTTCCTGCGCCTGCACCCGCGCCGGCCGCGCCTTCGCCTTCTCCAGCCGTCTCACCCGAACCTGCTTCGCCGTGCGCGGACCACCACCACGCGGATACTTGCTGACGGTCAACGCGCTGACGGTGAGATTCATGGGCTCAGGCTACGCGGGCTGGCGTAACAGTTCGACGACCTCAGCCCACGTCTGCTCGCTCGGCGGTCGCTGACCAGCAACCTTCGCCGCCAACCGGCGTTCCCTCGGGGTGAACGTCGCCGCGATCTGAGCATCAGCGCGTGCCTGACGCAGGGCGGCGGCGATCGCCTCAGCCTTCGCCCGACGCAGCTCCGCCTCACGACGGTAAGTCATGGACCCCACGGTACCCACGATTATTGATTCGCCGGGCGGCGTTCACAGACACACAAGAACGACACGCGCATGACCCCGTCCGTGAGTCGACGCGTAGCGCAGACTGCTGAATGGGTGTGCTCGTTCGGAAACTCCGTAGCCACACCAAGACACCGGCTTCTGAGCGCGCCGGGATTGGTGTGAGGCTCGTGAGGTTCAGCCCAGGAACACGGAGTGATGGTCATCTGCATCTCGACCTCCTTGGATCGGGTCTCCCTCAGTGTAACACGGGTTACCTATCGGGGCAAGTAAACTACGAGGATGCAGCGGATCAGCCTGGTTGGTGAAGCCGCGGGCGGTCTAAGTGTCCTGGTGGACGACGAAGACTTCCCTTCTCTCACATTGAGGCGATGGCGGCTACACCGCGGCAAGGGGCCGCTCTATGCCGTCTCCAACCAGGGCTCAGGCGTGGAGTTCATGCACCGTCTGATCTTGAAGGTCGAGTCTGGCATGGAGGTCGACCACATCGATGGTGACGGGCTGAACAACCAGCGGTCGAACCTCCGGGGCGCCTCCCGAACGCTCAATCTGGCCAACCAGAAGCCTCAGGTCGGTCGGTCATCCCGGTACAAGGGCGTCTACTGGTACACGAGCCGGGGTCTCTGGCGCGCCGCTATCAAGTACGAGGGTGTCAAACACCACATCGGCTACTTCGCCGATGAAATAGACGCCGCTGCGGCATACGACCGAGCCGCCGTCGAGCAATGGGGAGAGTTCGCTCGTCCCAATCTTTCAGGAGCGCCCTTGGCCAACATCTGAGCGCCCATGCAGCCAGCAGCGGCGCTCGCACCTGACCACCACGCCCTGCGTCTGCCAACTCCGGCGGGCGAGACGGAAGGAGCAGCATGCGAGCCGTTCTCTCGGCGGGCGCCCACGTGGCGTTCGCTGCCATCCTCGCCCTCACCGGCACCAGTCCTACCCGCGCGGCCTACCACGGCCCCCCAGACCGCTACAACGGCCAACCAGTCGCCACCTGGATCAACGGACACCCCATCAACAGCGGCGGGTACGTGGAAGATGGGACCCCGCAGCGCGACGACGCCCACTGTGTCGGCTCGCCCTACCAGATCGGCGCGTGCCGAGCGGCACGTCGCGGCTACCCCGGCGACATGACCCCCCGCAACCCGACCGAGACGTGCATCGTCACCCGCGAATCAGGCGGCGACTACGAGGCGTGGAACCCGTCCGGCCACTACGGGCGGTACCAGCTGTCCGCGGAACTCTGGGGCGCCTACGGAGGCCAATCCGACTACGGTGCCGCGTCCCCCGGCGAGCAGGACATGGTCTTCGTGTCTGTCGTCGTCGCTGATTCGTACACGCCTTGGCTCCCCTATGACCATTGTTAGCAGCCGTCGGCTAGACTGAGTGTCCATGGTCTATGGACTAGCGGACAGGGACGTAGAACGGTTCAGGACCAAAATCGATTCGACTGGCGACGGATGCTGGCTATGGACGGCAGGCACCGACGCCAGCGGCTACGGCAAGTTCGGCGTGTGGCGCAACGGGCGCACGCTCACGTTCAAAGCCAACCGACTGGCGCTGGCACTTGACCTCGGACGAGAACTGACCGGATGGGCGCTGCATGGCTGCGACAACCCCCCATGCTGCAGGATCGGTATGGAGCACGTCTACGAGGGAGACGGCAAGCAAAACACGGCCGACGCAATCGAGCGAGGACGGTTCGACGGGTTCACAGCTGGACCGACCTGCGGCCATGGTCATCTGCGCACACCGGCCAACACCCGTGAGTACGAGTACAACGGCCAAATGATCCGTCGATGCCGGGACTGCGAGCGCGAGCGCCCCCGTACCCGGAGCGTCACCACCCACGGCACTCGGGGCGGGTATGTCCGGGGTTGCAGGTGCGAGACGTGCACCACGGCGAACCGGCTCTACCGTTCCCCGGCCCGTCGCTGACCCGTACGACGGCTGTTGAGTTTCGCCCGGCGCGGCCATAGACGGGTGGCCGCGCCGGGACGATCAGATGAGCGACCAGGCGTCAGCCCAAGCGGCGGCCATCGCAGCAACCTGGATCAGTTCGGTACGCAACTGGAGCAGATCGACCGGGCGGGCCTCATGACGGGCCTCGTTGAATTCCTTGGCGACCTCGCCGACCTCTTCCGTCAGGATCGCCAGCCGGTTCAGGTCGTCCACGGGGAAGGATTCCATCGACGTGGCCCCATGTTTGGCGTGAGCGCGCCACCGCTCGGCATGAATCTCGTCGTAGATCGTCAGCGCCACCATCAGCCGTCGCCCTTCAACAGTTGCGACACCCGAGGCCCCGCGATCCGAGCATGCACCGCAACCTCATCCCGCGACACCCCAGCCGCCCTCGCCTGCCGCATCAACACCAACCGCACCGCATACAACCGGTCCAGCGAGCCGTCCATACGGGCGATGTTCTCCGCTGTCCGATCCAACTCAGCGAGAATGTCAACCGCCTCAGGACTGCTCACTTCGCTGCGGACTTCGAGCCTCGAGGCCGGCCAGGCGCACGTTTCGTCGGCTCACGAACCGGTGGGGCCACACACCGCGGGCACCCCTCAACCGGCCCGCCAGCATGCCCACCCGAGCCGTGGGCGATGTAGAGCGCCTGCTCAGCGTCAGTCAGATCCTCGAACGGGGTCACACCTGACGGGTCGGTGAGGGGAACCTGGCCGGACGCCTCCTCCAGTTTCCGGCGGATCACGTCCTGCGCGTGCTTCAGGATCGCCGACACGTCAGCCCCGTCGACCTCGACGATGTCCTGGGTGACGATCACGTGCACCCGGCGCAGATCGTCCGAACCGGGTTTGACCTCCTCGAACGTGATCTTCGCTACCCGGCCGCGCAGCACATAGAACACCTCGTCCCCGCGGTGCAGCGCGACTGGCGATACCTTCAGGGCTTCGCTCAGCCCGTCGCCCGCGCGGGTGATCTTGACGGCCACCTCCCGGACATCGTCGTCCTCGAACGCTGCGAGCTCTAGTGGGGACACGGTTCCTCCTCTGTTGACGGTTGGTTCAGCAAGTACGCCCACGGCCTGGCGAGGACATCCCAGACAAGCTCCCGGTCCCTCGGGCGGGCGTACACGGCGATCGTGCCGGGCACCTCAGCCCACGCCTCCAGCCATGCCTCCTGCGCCGGGGTCGGCTTGTTCGACTCCCGTTTCAACTCCATCGCGATCGCGACCGCGTGGCCGACGAAGATCAGATCCGGGAATCCGGCGCCCTCGGGCAGCGTATTCGTGATCATCCTCTTGTTGCCCCGATCACCCACCCACGCCGGGCGGTGATGGTAGATCAGAGTCCAACCGAGCTCCCTGCCACGCTCAACGACCGACGCTTGCCAGACCTTCTCCACGAGCGCCCTGTCGGTGTCCTTGCGGGCCTTGGTGCGAGAGTCGGGCGTGGTCCTGAAATCGGATCCCCACAGGAGTACGCCCATCAGCCGCGGGCAGCCAGCCGCTTGAGGGTCCGCCGCGAATGCTTCCGTTTCGCCCTAGCCACCCTCACCAGCGGCCTCAGATCAGCAGGAACATCCAACCCGTACAGGTCGACCAGGCCGAGCGCGATGAACGCCAAGACGGCCCCGCCGATCACGATGGCCACCAAGGTCACCGCTACATGCACGGGGATCACGACGCCACCGATTCGTACACGTCGATCGGCTCCGGACGAAAATGGCGGCCCTGGCGTGGCCCGAACTGGGTGGCCCGCGCCGGCACCAACTCCCGTTCCTGCCTACGAACCTGCCGGTACCCCAACCAGAACTGGAGGCTGAGCAGCAGGTTCAAGCCGACGATGAACGCTATGACACACCCGACGACCAGGACGGTCATCAGAACTCGTCGTCCAGCAACGGGCTGGCCAGCGGCGTGTCATAGAACTCGGCGGGGAATGCGCCGCGGATGGCACAGGTAGCGGCGATCCACGCGGCCAGCGATGTCTCTGCGATCACCACCTGACCGTCGGGGAGGTCGATGCGGATAGCGATGCTCGCGGCGCCCGACACCATGCCCGACTCGAGGGCGGCCACAGCGATCACGGCGTGCGGGAGGTGGATGGGGTCGTCGATGCCCATCCATGGGGCGGGCGTGTCGCCTCGGACGATGTGGACATTTATGACGGGCATGGGTGGGCCTCCTTGGATCGGCCTTGGCGGTAACAGCCGCTACTGTACCCCAGATTACGCAGCGGGGGAAGGATCATCCCAAGAGTGGAGCAACCAGCCGCGTTCGTAGCTGAGCGCCGGGTGACCGTGGATGTACTCATGGCACGGCGCGCAGACATCCAGTAGCGGGGTGTGGTCGTTGCCGCCGTGAGCCCTGGGGAGCACGTGGTGGACGTGGACCGCCCAGGAGGTGCAGACCGGGGTCTGAGCCTCGCAGGTCAACGAGGTGACCGCCCTGGCCGCGTGGTGGGGCTTGGCGCGCAGGGGCGTGTGGCGCCGGAGTCTGCCGCCGCGCTTCATCCGACCGCCTCCAGGATCCGTCTACCCACCCACTCGGCCACCTGGGGTACTACGGCATTCCCGAGGCACCTAAGTCGGTCCACCCGGGCGGGAACCCCATGAGCCACTCGACCCACGTCGGGTTCAGCTGCCCACCAACCTGGTTCGCCAGTTGTGCTCCATGGTCGACCTGTCTCGGCGTGTGAGTTCTCGGATGAGCAATCGGCGTCGCCCATTGGACCGCGGTCCGCAGATTCAGGCCGCCGTCCCTCCCCGAACACCCCGGGCCTCCAGTCCCGTCGCTCTGAGTCGGCGTCGGCCACATCTTCACCGCCGTATTGAGCGGCACCGAATTGCGGCGGAGTTGGCTGGGTCCCCCGTCGTTCTCCGCGTCCTGTGTCGTCGGCGTGGGCCATAAGCCGTGTCTCGCCATCGTCTCCAGCCCAGGGCGGACGCTGGCACCCGAAGACGGAGACTGGTTCGTCCCGTAGCTGGCCGCGGCAGGGATCGGGAACCATGAACCCCGGTCTCGTGAACGCATCGACGGGGCGTCCTGGTTCGCTTTGGCCGTCGGCGTGTGCAACAACGAAGAGCCGGTAACGGAGGTGCGGGGCACCAAAGGCGGCCGCTGGTAGCAGTTCCCATTCCGCATCGAACCCGAGGGCGGCAAGATCAGCGAGGACTTCGGCAAACCCAAGTCCAAGGTGCCCTGGGACGTTCTCAAGGAGCGCCCATCGGGGTCGTAGTACGCGAATGGCGTCTCGCATCCACGGCCAGAGATGTCGGGGGTCATCGGTTCCGGCTCGCCGCCCAGCCATCGAGAAGGGTTGGCAGGGGTATCCGCCGCAGATGAGATCAACCTGGTCAACGCCGCTCCAATCGATGGTTTTGATGTCGCCGAGGTTCGGGACCTGCGGCCAGTGGTGGGTGAGGACGCGGGAGGCGTACGGGTCGATCTCGCTCTGCCAGGCGCACGACCAGCCGGCCCGCTCGAGGCCGAGGTCGATGCCGCCGATACCGGAGAACAGCGAGCCGAAGGTGGGTTTCACCGGCCGTTCCCCTCGACGAGCAGCCCGTGACACCGGCGGCAGAAAATGTCCCGACCGGCCGCCGGCGAATCGGGTAGGTGTCCTTCCTGGCATGAGACGCGGAATATCAGGCCGCCGTCGCCGGACGGTTCGGAGGTCACGACCCCCGCAACCTCCATCGCCCCCGGCGGGATACGCACCTCCCCCCCAGCCTCGATGATCAGGGCGCGGACCAGGGCGGTGTAGCGGTCTTCGGCTATCTGACGGCGGGACGGTAGGCGGCTGGTCAGACGGCTCACCACTGTTCGAGCTCCGGTCCGGCGGCCTTCCTACTGTTCGCCGCTTCCCACGGCCAGTGAGACCCACGGCGCAGAGTGAACGGCCAATCTCGGGCGCCGTCGCGAGGTCCGCGCCATGCCACTAGGTCGCTGACCAGCGGATCGTCCTTCGTTGGCCGTAGTCCGTAGCCGAACTCGGGCCAGCGCATCCAGAGGCTCGCCCCGTAAGGTCTGACGGTCCTGCCTCGCCCGTCGTCGGCGTGCGGGGAGTGCGCTTCGATCATCAGCGCGCAGCCGTACCGCTCGCGGAGCAGGTCAAGAAACCGTGCTACCTGAGCGGCTGGTTCCTCGTCGGTCGGCGATCCGGCGTGGAGCTTGTAGAGCGGGCTGATGACCAGCAGATCGACGGGTCTGTTCGCCCGGAGCCGGTCCGTCAACCAGGAACGATCCCTCGATGTGAGCAGGTCAAGTCCCTGCGGGTGAACGTTGATCCGGAGATTGTCGACCGACCCGACATCGGGATGACCGAAACTCAGCTGGCGGAGACGTTGCGCTTCGGTGAGCAGCCCCCGCAGTTTGCGGGCGGTCTGGGCGGCGGAGTTCTCCAGGTCGATCATCAGCACTGAGATCGGTGGGATGTACTCCGCTGTCCATGGGTGGACGCCTGCAGCGAACTGCACCGCAAGTTGGCGGAGCAGCGTCGACTTCCCATAGCCCTCGGCCCCAGTGAAAATGAAGCGGTCGCCACGCTCGATTAGGCCGCTGACCAGCCAGTCATAGTCGTGGTCGCCGGCCACGAAGTCGGGGGCTGTCTGGTCGGAATGGGTGGTTCTGGTCGGGCACGCGAACTCCTGCTCGACGGCTAGGAGCCGCTCGGCCAGGGTTTCCACCGGGACGGCCAGATCGTATGCGGCTGCATCGAGGTCGGCCATGGCGGCCAACAGGCGGCGGCGAACGGCGTACTCGGCGATCAGCCCTATGAGGGTCGTGACCGAACCGGTCGGACCTGCCTCAGCCACGAGGGATGTCAACTCGCTGAGCCCTCCGCAGTGCTCCAGCAGCCCGAGCGCCCGGAGACGCTCGGCCACGGTGCCTGCGTCGACAGGCTGGCCGGACCCGTGGAGCTCGACAATGGCGGAGGCGATCGACTGGTGGATCGGGCGGTAGAAATCGGACGGGTCGATGAACTCGGCTACCAGCGAGCAGGCATCCCCGGACCACATGGCACAGCCGAGGACAGTGCGCTCAGCCTCGATGGAGTGCGGGATAACGCGGGTCACTGGGCCACCTCGCTCATCCTACGGAGATCCTCGAACAATGAACCGGAACTCTCGACGCCGGCCGATGGCCCGAGCGTCGACCACCACTTGGCCAGCGCCTCGGGGGTCAGCTCACAGCCTGGCATCTTGACCCGGTAACGGCGTGATCTGGTTCGGATGCCTTTGGCGAGCTCGGCGGGGTCGGTCGGTAAACCGGCGTCGCGCGCGAACGCGACGATCTCGCGTTTGGTCTTACCTACGCGCGCGGCTGTGCCGTTGGTTGCTTCCCGAGGCGGTATGCCACAGACCTCAATGATCGCGTCGAAGATGAGATCCTTCTCGCGTTCAGGCTTCGGCGTAGCCGAACGCGTGGGTATTTGTTCTAGTACTTGCTTCTCAGTACTTACTACTGCGGCGGGTTTCCATGCCTGGATTTCCGCCGCATGGTTTCCGCCGCATGGTGTCGATGAGGTCTCGTGGACGATCTGCTCCCATCGGACCCTTCCGTCGTCGCCGCGGCCTCGCCTCCGTTCCAGGTAGCCGGCCTCTTCGAGCTCTTTCAGGGCCGCCCTAGTCGACGACTCGCCGTCACTGTGTGTGGTCGACAGTGAGCGGTAGTCGACGTGCCATCCGTCTGGTCTGCTGAGCAGGTAGGCGAGCAGGCCGACGGCCCGGAATGAGAGTCGGTCGTCGTTGATGGCGGTGTTGTCGATGACGGTGTAGCTGGTCTTGTGTTCGACACGGACGATCATGCTGCGTCGTCTGGGTGGGCTGGGAGCGGTCCGCCGAGGAGAACCTCGAAGCCGGGCCACGCTGTCCAGCTGTCCTCCCCGGACGTAGCGAGCCATTCACGGTAGCCATCGGCTTGGCCGTTCTCGACGGCTTCCATGGCTCCCTTGATCCATCGGCGGCGTCTCGCGATTGTGACGTTACGAGAGCCCGCTGAGCGGGTAAGGTCTGGCATTGGTTGCACCTCCTGCCGGTAACAGGTGGTGGCGATCTAGGGGCTCCTGGGCGGCTGAGCGCAGGAGCCCCTTTCACGTCCCATCTTCGGTTGTGGATCGGCACGGTACGCCTCGCGGGGCGCCCGCGCAACAACCGCCAGCTAGAACGGATCTTCGTCGGGGTCGGTGACGGGGAGTTGGCCGGTGGGTGAGGCGTCTTCCCGTTTCCGGCGGTCTATCGCCTCGGCGAGCTCCGCCTGCGCCTTCGCCACCTTCGGGTCCGTTGCGGGCGTCTGAGGGGCTTGTGGGGGCGGCGGGGAGCCATCTGAGCCGTCCGGCCCTGAGTTCTCCATCAACACCAGGGCTTCGTCGACGATCCGCTGGTAGTTCGCCTTCGAGTATGGCCAGAAGATCCCCTCAGCGTCCCGCCAGGTCCGCAACGCCTCCAGACAGCGGCCGGCTTCGACGTTCTCGAGGTCGTCGAAGATGTGCGGCAGCTTGTCGCGAGCCTCCAACGCCTCGGCCAGCGACCCCCACCCGTCCGCCCTGGCCTTCTCCTCCGGTGTCGGCGCAGGCGGGACAGGCGGCTCGCCACCCCACCGGTCCGTTTCCGGGGTCTGCCCGTCCGCCTCATCCGCCTTATCCCCGATGCACAACACCTGCAGCAACGCGTACTTGAACGTCTGGGTGAGCGCCTTGTTCACCCCCTTGTCCGAATTGTCACGCCCCAGGCCGAACATCGGGCCGACCTCAACATGGTCGAGCGGGCCGCCAGGGCCGTACACGGTGTAGGACACCATGACCCGCCACTCGACCCACGGTTTCCCGTTCACGACGAGATCGTGAGGTTCGGCGGACAGGATCTTCGGGACGAACACCACCCCGTATTTGCCGAGCAGGACGGACGCTTGGGCGGTGATCGCCTCGATCCCCCGGTACTTGTAGCCGCCCTGCTGTTCGGACGCCGACTGGTCTTTCCCGATGCCGGGCAACTCCCGCTCGACCCGGGCGAGGGCTTCGATCACGTTCCGTGGCCCGGTGTCCGCCGGCGCGGCAGACTCGCGCAGGGCGGCCGGGAGTAGACGTCCGCGGACGGTATCGATGCTCACGCCTGCCAGGAGCGCCTGGCGTGCCTTCTCCATCTCCTCTTCCGGGTAATGGTCAGGAATGACGGGCGGCGTTTGGGTCTTGGCCATTTTGAGCCTCCTTGGATCGGCTATTGGTGGCCGGCGGATCGGTTCGCTTCGACTTAGGGAACCCCCCGACCTCACCGGCTACCCACCAGTGTACCCCATATTACGTCGGTGCGCGGTGAAGGGCGCCGAGCTGATCCCTCGAGCAGCCCGACGCCCTCCAGTCCGCTGACGGTTCCAAGGCAACGCCCATCGCTGGGCGGAACTTTCCGTCAGACCTCAGCCTACAAGAGCAGGCGCGTCGGCCACGTCTCCGAGCCGATCGCCTCAGGCTTCCGGCATTCCTGCAGGGCCTCCGCGAACCTGGACTGGTCGACATCCAACGGCACCGCGACCCGGGTCACGAACACATGAACCTTGTCGCCACTGTCCGTGACACCCGACCAGATTCTGGCTTCGACGCCCGTGTCGCCTACCCCGGCGACGAGGGTGACGATCGTGTCCGTCGGCTCGATCGTGATCCTCATCGGACAGACCCGGTCGGCTTGGGCGGCCCGACCGTGAACCCCTCATCCACGACCTCGGTGCCGGGGATCACCTCACCCGACTTCTTGTCGACAGCCGCCCGGACCTGAACAGCCCGCGCCTCCTCAATCGTGATGTTGACCGAGCCGTGACCAGCACAAACGGCTGGTGCACCGACGATCGACGCTGGGCTCGCCCCCGCGACAGGGGGGACCATGGTGTCCTCACACCCGCAGGACAGAGCGAACCACCAATGGTCGACCCGGTCCTCGATCTGCGCCGATTCCCGCACGCTGGCCAACCGGGGCTCCATCTTCAACAGGTCGGGCCGATGGTTCGCCCACGCCCAAAACACCAGATCCTCACTGTCCGTGACAGCCACATGCTCGGCGCGCTTCCGGCTGGGCACCGAGCCCGAGGGGAGGAGCAGGGTCGCCGCTTTCGGGTCGGCCTCCCGGCGGCCCCGCTGGTATGCCTCCAGGTGATGCCCAAAAAAGGCCATGGTCTGGGCGGGGCGTCTGCCGGCGTCGGTCAACCACCGGTCGATCTGCGCGTGCCACTCAGTCGCCCGCTCGCCGGCCTCGGCCAGATCCCGGTCGGCTTGGGCGTAGAGGCGCATCGCCCAGTCTGCCGTCCGGTCATCGGTGATCGCCCACGGCGTCGGGTGATCCTCGGTTTCGTCCTCATAATAGACGGGGTCGCGCCCGGCGATCATCCCATCGACGATCGCCTCGACGACCTCGGTGGGTAGAGGCGGGTCGGTGTAGAGCCACGCGGGGATCGGGTCGGTCATGGTGTCCTCCTTGGTCGGAACACCACCAGTGTACCCCGGATTACCTTGGGGGTCTAGACGCGAACCGGCCCCGATCAGCGGAGAGGGGTGATCGGGGCCGGTTCTAGCTCAATGGACAGAGCGCCTCGTATCGGCGACCTCAGCTTACGCGGCTGGCGTCTCCGGTGCGGGCTCTGTGGGCGCTGCAGGGGCCTCGGGGGGTGCGGCGGGGGCAACAACGTTGAGGGGCACTGTGATCGACACGGTGCCCGCTGTGGGGGTAGCGGAATCCGTGACCGCCAACCCAACCTCAACCGTCCCGACCGGATCGGAGGTCACACCGCTGATCGTGTCGCCCGACACGGCGAGCCCTGACGGCAGCCCGGACGCCGCGAACGTATAGGGCTCAACCCCACCCGAAGCGGTCAGCGTTGCCGTGTACGCGGTCGTTCCGTCGTCGGTGACATCCGGCAAGCTCACGACGGTCAGGTCAAGAGCGGCAGGCGGCGGGGGCGGCGGAGGCGTTTCGACGGGCGGAACCGGGATCTGCCCCCGGATGCTCGCCTCCAGGGCGGTCAGGTCGGAGGCCAACTGGTCGGCCTTCGCGAAGTTCATCGACTGGGCTGCGCTCTGACCTTTCAGGTCATCCAACACGGTCGTGTACGCGGCCAGGAGGCCGGACACGTCGACCTTGATTTCCTCGATGACTGCCTCTTCGGCGGTGGCGAGGTCGTCGAGGTGCTGCTGGTCTGGTTCGCTGTCAAAAGTGGACATTACGTCGTTCTCCAATCGTTCGATGTCTGCGATGGTCTGGGCGGCGGCGCCGACCAGGTTCAGTTCGTCTTCTCCGGTGGTCACGTCGCCGAAGGCGGCCCCGGGGACGCCGGTGTAGGGGGGACAGGCGCAGGGTCCAGTTTTCGGACCAGCTGGAACGTCCCGCCGATGATCGACGTTTTCGACTGCAACCAGTCGGCCAACCCGGTCGGCTTCAGGAACAGGTAGTAGTTGATCCCGGCTGCGACGGCGGCGTACCAGAGCGTCGAGGTGAGCTGCGCCCACGACAGCGACACCCCGGCCGGTTCGTGGACCACGGCGACGACGACGGCGGTGAGGATGACGACAAGCCCGGCAAGGACCGTATTGACGACCTTGGGGAACCCGTCCTGTTTCAGGATCTCGTTGAGGTAGGAGGCGATGTAGCCCCACCCGGCGGATATGAGCGCCGCGTGGCTCAGCAGGGCCTCCGTGGTGACCACGACGGCTAGGAACACAGGCAGACCTCCTCGTGACGGTACGTACCCGCCCGAGCGTAGGTGTCTGTGCTGCTCAGAGGAACGATGCCGCGAACGCGACGAGCCCCCAGCCGAGGAACGCCCCCGAGTGGGCGGTGGTGATCGTCCCGGCCGCGGCGAGCGCGTAGATCACGAACAGGACGACCGCGACAACGACGAGGAGAAGGCGTAGACCTGCGGGGGCGTAACGGTCACGAACGACGATCGGTTGGTTCATGACCGCGGTTCTTACCCTGATGCGGGGTGTGCTACCCCGGATGGCTTCGGCGCCGGCAACGGGATCAGATGCGGGCTCAGCCCAGCCTGAACGAGTTGGGCGGCGAGAACCTCGATCTCTTCCTCCAAGATCAGCTCGAACGCCCGGTCATTGGTGATCTGGGTGGTGTCCGACGCGATCGCGACCTGGTGGGTGCGGATCTCGCCGAGGAGACTCCGAACGTCGCTGTGGTTCCGGGCGCCTACCCCGAGCGTTGTGATGCAGTTCAGGATCACGATGGCTACCAGGACGAAGGAGAGCGGGGCAGGCCGGCTTTTGATCTTGATCTGCTCGGGTATCTCAGACGTCTCGGTGGGTGGCGAGTTCACGTTGCAGTTCTCCGATCGTGCGGTGGTCCGTGATCCGGTCATCCTCCAGATGCGATACCCGTTGCCGAAGCTCCTCAGTCTCCTTGCGGCACGCGGCGAGAGCGGCGGCCAACTCTTCGCGCATCCCTTCGGCGATATCCCACAGTTCGTCGGCGTTCGTGCCCTTGACCTGCCCGAGGCGCGCCTGCTGGGCTCGCCGTTTCTGGCGGTCCCGTAGCCATGAGCGGATCCCGGTGAAGACCGTCCCGGCGAGGCTGATGACGGCCAGAAGGATGGCGAGGCTGAGGTTGGACATCAGGGCCTAGTGGCGTAGACCCCTGAGGCCGGCAAATCGTATGAGTGGGCTATACCGCCGGTGTCGATCGTGATGATCCGCAACCCCATGTGCGCCGGGTCCGTCGTCCCGGGTTTCTGGAACCAGACCGCATCCACCGCCCGATCGTTCGACCCGCCAGCGTTCCATTCCGGGTGCGTGGTGAGCGACCCGAGGAACGGGGCTCCGCCGACCGTCTGGACCCCACCGTCCGCGGTGACGACCCAACCTCCGCCGGTGGTGGGGTCCGTGACGATCTTCGGTAGCATCTCAACGCCCTCCGCGACTGGTGATACCCCATTGAACAGCGCGGCAAGCGCCTGGGGGGTGCTCATCCACACATCCATGTCCACCTGGCCGACGATCCCGCTGATCGTTCCCTGCCCGTACTGCTGGATGACGCACGGTCGTGATGGGGATCCGGCCGGGTGGTTCGGGTCCGCCAACCAGAGCAGATGCCCCCACGGCTCCCCCGCAAGATCGGCGTCGAGGAACGACGGATAGGAGTACAGCAGGTCCCCCGGATCGTCTGCCAACACCTGTGCCACATGCTGGGCCACAGACGCCCCTGTGAGCCCGTCTGTCGTCTCCGCGTCAACGACCCGGACCGTCAGCCCCCCAAGTGTGTGGGCTCGGAACCAGGCGACCTCAGCGGTCGGCGTGACCCCCGGATGATCAAACGCGTACCCGCCCACGAACGCCCCCGCCGCATCGAACCCGGCCACATCATCCAGACCCCACGGGTTCACATACCCGACGCCCTCAGTGAGCTTCACGAACACGAACGGCGTGGCCCCCGGATCCGACATCGAACGGAGGACGCCAACGACGGCCTCGTAGTTGATCGCCGCGCCGTCGGGGTGCTGCTCGCTCGCAATGTCAATGCCGTGGATCACACGTAGGCCCCCAGAATCAGCAGGTCAGAGCCCCAGGTGAGCACCCAGACCGTATCACCCTGCGTGGCCGTGTAGCTCTTGAGGGTGTGAATCCCCGGGATCTCGGTTGGGTCGTTCCCCAACGTGATCGTCGCCGTCCGCCCGCTCGTCGACACGACAACCCCCTGCCGGATTGCTAGGCCGCCCTGCCCGGACGGCTCAGCGATCGCCGCCGCCGCATCATCAATCGCGCCCATTACTCGGGGATCGCCCGTCGTAGGGTCACCTGTTGGTTGCCGGGCTCGAACGGGGTTTGGACCACGTCGATCACATAGTTCACCGCCGCCGCCAACCCCGCCAACGACGACTGCCCGGTGATCACATCCTCCGCCTGCAACGCCGGGTTCGGGATGATCTCCATCGGATTGTGGGTATCAACCTGGCCGAGCTCCTCGAACAGTTCGGCTTGCGCGCCGGCGTTTGCCTGAGCGTCCGACGTGTACAGACTTGAGGTGATGACGTTCGGGACGTCACCCCACCCGCCGGTGATCGACGTCGGCGATGTCGGGTTCGTGTTCTGCGCCCTCCCACCCACAGGGACCGCGAGGCTGGTGCCTTCGCCGTTGGTGAGAATGTCGTTCGCTACCCCAACCCGGGTCAGCACCCGCTGGCCTCGCAGCAGGTTCGGGTTGGTCGTCGCGGACACCGCGAAGACGGGGGTCAGCATCGCCCAGTTCGGGATTGGTTGGATGACGAACACCCCGTCGTACCGGCAGAACACCTCCAGCCCAGCCCCACCGGCGATGGTCTGCGACGAGGACCACAGGTCGGTGTTCTGCGGGTAGGACAGGACGGCGGGAATCGTGAACGCCCCGACGCCTGAGGCGACCGCGAACGTCGCCCACGGGATCCTCGAGGTGATCAGCGCCTGGATCGCGGCGACGACCGTCGTCCCCGCCGCCAGGGTGATCGAGGTCACCGATTTGAGGCGACTCATGGTTGAGGACCGGTCGGACGCGTCGACGAGGACGTTGTTGCCGGTCTGCCCGTAGTTGATTGTGACCGTCTCGATCGGGAACACTCCAAGCTGCGCGTACTCCGATGAGCCGTTCGGGTAGACGAATCCTTGCCAGACCCACAGTTCGTTCCCGTTCGGCGATACCGGGTGGGTCAGCCCGGTCGGGGTCGTGTTGGTGGTCCCGTCCGGCTCGTACGTGAACTCGCAAACCCCCCAGGTGCTCGCGGTCCGGTCGATCTTCGTGTACCCCGTCACCGGGACCAGGGTTGCCAAAGCCCCGGAGTTGGAGGTCGGCGAGCACGGGGTGTTCGACGGGGCGACGTAGATTTTCGTGATGACAGTCCGGGATCCGTCGCCGATCGTCGCCTCGGTAGACCAGTTGTTCGACAGGCCCGGGTACATCAGCCGACGATGCTCGCATGCGCGGTTTGTGTTGTGGTCACCGCGGTTTTGATGCGGGCGACGGCCCGCTGAGACTGGACAGGCACGGTCGTCGGGAGGATCGGCACGATCACCGGCTTAGCGACCTCCGCATACGAGATCGTCGTAACCCGCCGAGGGTTCGTCGCGGTGCCCGGATCCTGGATTGGTTGCCTAGGTGCATTGACCCGGATATACCACTGGTACCCGAACGGTGATTGCAGCAATGTCGTGCCCGCATACCGGTACAAGGTCACCAGAGAAGCGAACTGGGCTTTGGTGATGGTGAGCACCTCGATTGTCCCATCAACCCCCTGCACACCACCGGACGAAAACACCGGGAAACTCGACACCCCCGGCTCAACCAGCGGCCGGTATTCGCCGAGTGTTTCCATGATCTTCGTTTTGAACGGCGGCTGAACAACGACGATCATGTTCTCGGTCGGGAACAGCGGGTTCTTCCACCACCATTCCGTCGGCGTCAACGTCGCGGTCACGGTGGATGAATACGCGGAGAAGGTACCAACATTGTTGACCTGCGCCCCCCGGTAGGTGCGTTGGGCGCCGGGGGTGAGCTCATAGTCGTAGACGGTGCCGACCCCGCCCGCCAACTGGAGGTAGGCGTAGTCGGCTGGGCTGTCGTTCGTGTTTCTTACCTGCGTCCAGGTGGTCCCCGCATCATCGGAGTACTGGACGAACGCGGTGTTCGACCCTGTCCCTGTCACCGTCAGTAGCACCCGGTCGAGGCTGGTGTCGGCGAGGGCGGTGATCGTCGGGGTGGACGGCGCGCCGGTGATCGACACCGTGAACGACACCTTCGCCGCCGTCCCGTTCGTACTTCCGTCCGACATGACCACGATCACATAGGCGTCGTAGT